ATCATCAATAAATACATTGGTGATGATAGAAAAGAAAATCTTTTAAAGATGTACGATTACTTTAAAGAACGAATGATGTTTGCACCAGCTAGTGGTAGAGAGCATTTTCATAATCCTATGCCGGGTGGTTATGTAGAACACATTTTACATGTGATAAGTAACTCACTTGAATTAAAACAAGTGTGGGCAAATAATGGAGCCAACATAAACTTTACAGACGAAGAGTTAGTTTTTGCAGCTATGCATCACGACTTTGGTAAAGTTGGTGATTTAGAACACGACTATTATATACCCAATGAGTCAGAATGGCATAGAAAAAATCAAGGTAAGATTTATTCACATAACCCATCTCTTCAATATATGAAAGTACCTGATAGAGCATTATGGTTACTTCAACACTTTGGTATAAAGGTTACGGACAAAGAATATATTGGAATCAAATTAACAGATGGTTTATTTGATGAAGCTAATAAATCATATTTAATGACTTATAATCCAGACTTTGCTTTAAAATCTAATATGCCACATATACTTCATCAAGCGGATATGATGGCTACTTACATTGAAGGAGATTTGTGGAATAAATCAAATGAAGAACCAATCAATACAAAAGTTCCAAAAACAAAAGATGAACAAGAGAAAGTAGATAATCTCAAACAAAAGTTTGATGAGTTATTTGCTTAGGAGATAATAATGAAAAATAAAATGTTTAAAACAATAATGAAAAGTTTCAAACAACTTAATGATTTACTAATTACATTATTTGTTTTTGCGGTAGTTAGTGGATTACTATTTAGAGATCCATTTGGTGTTATAGAATCTATTGGAAATATGATTTCTAATATTGGTGATAACGGAATATCAGGATTAATTGCTTTATTAGTAGTAGTCTTGTGGTATAGGAGATAAATATGTGGTGGGTATTTTTTATATTATTTTTTTTAATTAGTGTTATATCATCGGTATTGTTATTTTTTGCATTAAGAAGAATAAATCAATATGAAAATTTAATAACACAATTTCAACAAATAATATCATTTTCAACACAAAAGATGAAACAAGTTGACGCTAATGGACATTATGAATCAGATGATGAAACTAATTTCTTTTTTGAACAATTAAAAGATTTACAATTATTGTTGGATGGTATATTTGAGGAAGAACAGACAGAGGAGAAAACTGATGCCAAAACAAAAAGCTAAAGAAGTAAAAGTTCCTAAAAAAAGAGGAAGACCTAAAAGTAAAAAGAAATTATATTTTGGTCCGGAGGTACAAGATGCGATTGTAAGGTATAACTCGTTAGATCCTATAACAGATGAATCAAAAAGAAATAAAATATATCAACAAGAAATACATGCAGCATTTGATAAATTAGCGGAGAATATAATCAATACATTTAAATTTACATACTTTGATATGCCCTTTGAAGATGTAAAACACGAAGTAGTAGCTTTTTGTGTAATGAACATTCATAAATACGACCACACAAAAGGTTCAAAAGCATTTAGTTACTTTTCTATTGTAGCTAAAAATTATTTGATATTACATAATAATGCTAATTATAAAAAATTAAAAACTCATAGTGATACTACTATATTGAATGGTAGATTACATATTGATGCTGAAAAACAATATGATGATTTTATAGTAGAAATTATATCTTATTTTGAAAAAAATATACCAACTATATTTAAGAAAAAAAGAGATATAGACATAGCTAATTCAATATTAGAATTATTTAAAAGAAGAGAAGAGATAGAAAACTTCAATAAAAAAGCTCTTTATATTTTAATAAGAGAGATGACTAATGTTGAAACATCAAGTATAACATCAGTTGTTAATGTATTTAAAAAACATTATTTAAATATAGCTAACGAATATCATTCTATGGGTGTTATTGGTTCTAAAAAATTAAATAATTTTTTCTAACTATAAAAAAACAATACATTTAAAAACCCACTTATCTTCAAGTGGGTTTTTTATTTTATTTAATTTCTTACAAATTTAATATTTATATATGAATAAATACATCTTGAGGAGATGATATGTCAGACAATAAAGAAATATTTGAAGGAAAAACTTTCCAAGACTTAACAAAAGACATCTATGAAAACACCACAAAGCGTAAAGTTCAAATAGATTTGTTAATATCAGAAATACATGGATTTATTACAACGATTGATGATGTGGTTATGGTTGCTCCAATTATAAAAGAATATATGGATACAGCAGTTAAAAATGATGAACATCTCGTTAAATTAGCTGGTGTGTTACAAAGAATTATAAGTAAGTCAAGTGGTGCTGATGATGAGAGTATGTTATTATCAGATGCTGAAAAAGAAGAATTAATGGGAACACTTCAAGATACTGTAAATGATTTACAAAACGAAAGTGATAGACTTGAAGGTATTAAAAATAAAACAATAGATTTGGGGAATTAAAATGTCACCATTTGTAGAATATTGGGGAAAGTCAAAAAAACATACAACTTTAACTGGTACTAAAAAAAGTGCCACCCCAGTGTATATGCAATTCATATCTGGAACAGTAATGAGTGTCAATTCATCAGCAAAAAGTTTTGGATCTGATGCGAGTACTAGAATAAATAGTATTGTAGCTCTCCCACATTTTAAAGAACAAATATTAAATACGGAAGCTAGTTCTGACGCTGGACATACATATTGGCCTTTACTTAGAGGTATAACGGATATACCTGTTAAAGGTGAACAAGTTTTATTAACCACTATAGCTGGAAAAAATTATTATTTAGGACCATTAAATACTAATAACAGACCTGATTATAATAAAGATAAGGCTTTTAATTCAAAAGCAGGTGGTATAGCTGGAATTTTAGAAGACCCATTACCAAAATCTGCAAACTGGATAAAAAACGACCAAGCAAGATTACAAAAACCTATTTCTCAATTAGATAAAACACATGATTATTATGGGGTAAAAAACAGAGCTATAAATGTAAGAGAAACTTATGGTGATGTAGTGATTGAAGGTAGACATGGTAATAGTATTAGACTTGGTAGTAGAACGGATAAACCTCATATTTATATTTCAAATGGGAGAGTTCCAACAAGTCCAGTAGAAAGTCTTGGAGATGCTTCTCTTATAGCTATGACAACTTTCGGTCGTATAGGTGAACATTTTAGTAGTTTCAAAGATGTAGATGAACAACAAGGTTCTGTTCAACATATTGGCTTTCAACTTGGTTCTGATATGACATTAGCTGGTGTACCAGAACAGAGACCTAGATATAGAACAATGGGAAGACTAATGGATTTATTAGAAATTGTAAATACAACTGATAGAGCTGGCAAAAGTATAGAGGGTGGCTTAATGTTTGGTATATACCAAGATCCTAATATGTTAATAAATTCTGATAGGATAGTTATTAACTCGGATACGGATAATGTAGTAATTTCTTCTCGTAAAAATTTACATATGGGTGCATCAGAAAATCTATCTATATCAACAGAAGATGATGTAGTTATTGAATCTAGAAATATATTTTTAGGTAAAGAAGCATATATAAGACACAATAGAACTAGAACTGAAGACAAAAGTAAAATGACTGAAGAACCAATGGTTTTAGGTCATCAATTAACTTTGTTGTTAGAAGAGTTGATTACTTGTCTATCTTATATGTCGTATATAAACCCAACGGGAGCTCCATCTTTAATTCATGGTGCTACTCCATCTACACCAAGTGTTTTAGACCCTGAAACTGGTGGTGGTATATATAAAACAAAACCACACCCATTGGCTAAAAGTTTAGAGGATATTAAAAATATGATAAAAACGATAAAAAGTGAATATCATTTTATTGAACCAAATGTTGAGGGTGCTAAAGACCCAAGTAAAAGAGAACCAGACAATATTTATGAATAAAAAATCGGAGGTATTATGAAGAAAAGAAAAACAACAAGACAGGTAATCAGACAGATAGTTAGGGAAGAAGTAGCTATGGCAATTCACGAAGTAATAAACGAGTTGAAACAACCAGCACAACCAACTAAACCTGTTGAGAAAAAATCATACACAAACAATTCCGTATTGAATGATGTATTAAATGAAACAGCTCAAGATGGTGATTGGAAACAAATGGGTGGAACACAATATACAACAGAAAGAATGAATGAAGTTATGGGTAAAAATTATGGTGAGATGATGGGTGATTCTCAACCAAACGGAAACTTAGCTGCTTCAATGGGAGTTAATCCAAATGATGCTCCTGATTTTTTAACTAAAGATTACAGAGCTGTAATGAAAGCTATAGATAAGAAAAAAGGTTAAAGTAAATGGCTATTCCTCGAAAATATAAATATGCTAATAAACGACTTTCAGAAATGACTGTGGAAAAAGGTCTTGTAGCAGATTTAATAAAAGCAAAACTTACTGCTAATGCTATTTTAAGTCCAGGTACAGACCCTAAAGTTACTGAAGTTTTAGAACTTGAATCTGAGGGTATTAAAGATGCTATGATAAACTTTTTAACAGACCCTAAGTTAAATTTTACTGTATCTGAACTTAAAGCTTCTGTTGAAATAGAGGAGTTTGAAACGGAAGAACAGCCAATTAATGTAAAGTTACAAACTCTTTTAGGTGAGTACGGCCCCATCATAGGATTTCTAAAAAATTTAGCAGGTATAGTAGATGCACTTATACCATCTGCAACACCAGTAGGTGACGCTGTACAGGGATTAGAATCTCAAATAGAAACAGCTATAAAACCAATTCTACAAGGTGGAGCTACTTTACCTGCAATTGATGCTAGAAGAGATGGTGGTCCGAGTGGTAGATTAAAAGCTGTCGGGCACGCACATATTGGTTTAAAAGATCCTGTTCCAAATTCAGATACTACTGATGATGAAAATGATTTTACGAAAGTTAAACTTTTTAAAAATAAAATACCGAAGGATTTATTATAATGGCTATTAGAGATATATCTAAAAAACCTTTTATAAATGATAGAAATGAAAGAGTTTCTATTGGAATAGATCTACCTTTCAGAAAATCTGTTGGTAAAGATGGTTGGTTTGCCACAACAGCAACCACAGTAGAAGCTGTAAAAAACAATATAAAAAATTTATTAAATACACATCAAGGTGAAAGATTATTTCAACCATCTATTGGTTTAAATTTAAGAAAATATTTATTTGAACAAATTACTGAAGATTTAATAATTTCAATAACAGAAGAAATAAGAAAAACTATGAACACTTGGTTACCGTTTGTTCAAATAAAAAGTTTAAGAATTACAAGAAATAAAAATTTACTTAATGTCGTTTTAATATTTAATATAACAAAAAATGAAAGGTCGCTTGAACAAATGGTGGTAAATTTAGGTCAGGTAGGTACTGATGGTGAATTTACTGGAACAATTTCTAGTACTGGAGAAGTCGTTGAAAATCAAGAAGATGAACAAATTTAATTTCTAATGGAGATATATAATGCCATCATATAATAAAAAAGAGTTTAAAGAATCAAATGTAAATTATTTAAATAAAGATTTTAAAGGTTTTAAAAATTCTTTAATAGAATATGCAAAATCTTATTTTCCAAATACATATCAGGATTTTAATGAGACATCACCTGGAATGATGTTGATAGAAATGTCAGCTTATGTAGGTGATGTTATGTCTTTTTATATAGACCAACAATATCGTGAGATGATGTTACCTCTTGCTGAAGAAAGAAGAAATATTGTATTTATGGCTAAAATGTTCGGTTATAAAGTAAAACCAACTTATGCTTCTCATGTTGATATAACATTTACTCAAGTTGTTTCTTCAGAGGTGGGTAATGAGGCTTTTGTAAATTATGATGATGCTTCAGTTTTTGATAAGGGAATGAAACTTAAATCAAGTGCAGATAGTAATGTATTTTTTGAAACATTAGATGTAGTTGATTTTACTATACCTCAAGCTGCTGATACGGGAGTTGTTAATTCAGTAGATACTACTACTGGTTTAATTCAAAATTACTTATTATCAAGAAGAGTAAAAGCTATAAGTAGTGAAACTAAAACAGTAACTTTTGAAGTGGGTGCACCAAGAAAATTTTTAAAATTAACTTTACCTGAAAATAATGTTATAGAAGTAGTATCGTGTAAAGATGCTAATGGGAATAATTGGTATGAGGTGGATTATTTAGCACAAGATAGAGTTCCATATGAACTTCATTATACTCAAGATAATAATAGAGCAAATGCTTATCGTGATATAGACGATGCGATAAATACTTTAGTATCTGTTCCTTATTCACTTTCATATATACAAACAAATAAAAGATTTACTGTTGAGGTTGATGAGGAAAATAAAACTTCTTTAAGATTTGGTAATGGTATTATAAAAGATGGTTCAACGATTGATGGAAATTTTTTAGATTTAGAACAAGTTGGAATTACAATACCTGGTCAAACATCTGATTTAACGGAATCTATAAATCCTTTACTCAGTGATGAGTATGATACACTTGGTGAAACACCAAATCAAACATCATTAACTGTAACTTATAGAGTTGGGGGTGGTATAAATTCAAATGTTAATGCTGGTTCTATATCATCGGTAGAAGACGGACAAGTTGTAATTAAAGGTAGTAATGCTGTTCTAAGTGGTATAAATAATCAAAAACCTGCTGTAGGTGGTAGGGGAAAAGAAACTTTAGAAGAGATACGAGAAAAAACAATATCTAATTTTTCTACACAAAATAGAGCAGTAACAAAACACGATTACAAAGCTCGTATATTAAACATGCCTCCTAAATTTGGTGGTGTTTCTAAAGTAGTTGTTAGTAGACTCAACTCTATTGAGAATAATCAATATGTTAATAGTGTTAATAATTTAATTACAATGGTACTTGGGGGTGCTCCAGGAGGTGACTTGATAGAAGCTGCTAATGCGATAGGTACGGCACCCACTGGAGATTTAGGAACAGTAGATGTGACTATTTTAGCATATGATAAAAATAAACATTTAGTTGGGAATCCACATGCATTTAGTTCAGGTGGCCAACAAGTTTATACAGATAGTGTTCCTTTAATATTAAAACAAAATATTTCAAATTATTTAGATGAATATAGAATATTAACTGATAAAGTAGATATTAAAGATGGATACATAATTAATTTCGGAGTTATATTTGATATTATTGCACATAAACATGCTAATAAAGCTGAAATAAAGTTAAGATGTATACAAAAAATAAAAGAATTTTTTAGAATAGATAGAATGCAATTTAATCAACCAATATATGTAAGTGAATTAGAATATGAATTATTGGATGTTGATGGTGTAAGATCTATTAGTCAACTTTGTATAACACAAGATAAAGAATACGATAGGGCTGGTGCTAATATAGAGGGTGGTAAAACTTTAGATTTTACACAAGGTGGAACATATTTTTATTCTTATGACCATAATGAGACACCAGCAGATCCACCTGTAACTACATCAGGTGGTAATAATAATTATGGTTGGAGATATGATTTTCAAGAAGCATATGAGAATGGTGTTATTAGACCACCTTCACCTGATAATCCAGGAGTATTCGAACTTAAACATCCAAACAGAAACATAATAGGAGTAGTGAGATAATGCATCATTTTATTTTTCCAACACAAGACACATGGATTTCAAGTGGTTCAAGTAATATAGATGGAACTTCTTTCAAAGATCAAAATTTTGGACAAGACCCAATTCTTGAACTTAAAAAAGAATTTTTTAATTTAACCTTTGATTATCCAACAAGAGCTTTAATCCAATTTGATTTAACAGATATTTCTAGTTCTATGGTTAGAGCTATTTCTACAACAAGAACACAAGATATAAAAAATCCAAAATTTTATTTAAGATTATTTGAAGCTGAAGGTAATAAGGAATTATCAACTGAATATAAATTAGCAGCTTTTCCAATATCTCAATCTTGGGATGAGGGGAGAGGTAAGTTTGGTGATAAACCCAAAGTAACAAATGGATGTAGTTGGGAAAATAGAAGTTATCCTGATGGTGGTAGTGCTGTTACTTGGAGTCGTGCGGATGGGACAAACTTTTATGGTGGTGCTTTTGATAGTGGAAGTTTTAATGCGTCTCAATCATTTTCATATCAATCACCTGATGTTGAAATGGATGTGACTGCTATTGTAAATGGTTGGTTAGATAAATCAATAAACAATGGTAACAATTATGGATTTCTTTTAAAATTTAGTGGTAGTCAAGAAACTAATGGAACTACATTTGGTCATCTTAAATTTTTCTCATCAAATACTCATACCATATATGCTCCAAAACTTGAAGTTCGTTGGGATGATCACACAATTATAACTGGTAGTGCTACTGGAAGCTTATTACAAATAACATCAAGTGGACTTGTTGATAATTTTTTATCTATGCCAGGATTGAGAGAAAGTTATAAAGAAGATGAAAAGGTTAAATTTAGAGTAAAACCAAGACAAAGATATGTCCAAAAAACTTTTTCAAGGGCAGTACAAGATATGAGTGGTTCATATTTCGGTGAGGGTAGTGGTAGTTATTCAATTGTAGATGTTGGTACTGGTGAAACAATTGTTCCATTTAGTGCATATACATCAATGAGTTGTGATGCAAATGGTAATTATTTTATACAATGGTTAAATGGTTTTTATCCTGATAGAATTTACAAAATTATTTATAAACTAAAATATACAGATGGTCAGGAACAAATATTTGACAATAACTTTGAATTTAAAATAAAGAGGTAATAAATTATGGTTACATTAGAACAAATTTTAGACAAAGTTGCAGATTTGATGATGTTAAATATACATATGTTTACTCCTGAAGATGGTGATACTCGTCAAACTATTTATGCTAATCAAAAAACAATTAGAAATGGTTTAGTAACTACGGGAGTTAATAATGATCAAGCCAGATTACTTTTATTTAAATCTGAAGCTCAAGCTAATTATGAAGATGATTTAAATACTTTATCGGATATAGTAAATTCATTAAACACTTTTTATGATGCTAATAATGAATTAGTTCCTGAAGGTGGTATTATAGAAAATGTTTCTATAACAATATCTTGTCCAGATCAATGTCCTCCCACTTTACCACTAATTTGGCTTTCTGATAATCAAGCTAGTGTAAGTCAAGAAATAAGTACCTATCTATATGAATTTAATGAAGATGGTACTGTTGTTAATCCACTAAACTTAGGACAATTTTTAGGATTACAAAATCAAAAATCCGTTATAGATCCAGATAAAGCAGAAGAATATCTTGATACAACAGTATATGAATTATTACCAGTAATAAAAACTCGACAAGAAAGAATAGATGATTTTTTTGCTGAGTTTGAGGTATTATCAGGACATAAACCGAATTTTATTACAGACGAGTTTGGAGATATATCGGCCCCGATTGACTATACGGAGTCTCATGATATATCAGCAGCACAAGATACACCAGACCCAAATGATCCTCCAGGTATTGAAGAAGAAAATTCATATATAACACGACTTGATATTACTGCTAATGCTGAAAATTCAGGTAAAACACTTCAAACTTTAAGAAATAAAATTAATGAATATTTGGAAGATATAGATCAAAGTTTTCAAACTAATGTTGAAGATGAAAGACCAGAATATGAACATAAATCTGATGGTTATATAAAAATAAGAAATTTAAATCAAGGTATTATTGTAAGAAAACAAGAAGGTGATTCTATTGGTTTAGAAAAACAAGTGACAAATGATTTACATGAAAATGAACAACACCTATGCCATACAACGGGTGGCCCAAGTTATCTTTGTGATGGATTTACAATTTCAATGTGGATTAAATTTTTAGATAAAACTTCAAAGGGAACATTATTTAATTATGCAAATCCGTTAAGAGGTTTAGATCCCAAAGGATTCAAATTAGAAACATATATTCTTAATAAAGATGATTTAATGGAAACCGCAACAGATTTTTCAGACGATACAGAAAATTTTCCAGATGATACTATGGCTATAGAACACACTTGGGGACAGGCTGCTTTATATTATGGATTGGATTTATTCACTAATACAGATTCGGAGAGATTTATAAGACTTGTTGTTAGAGATCATATGGATAGATTTGATGATAACCCAGCAGCTGGAAGATTATATGATTCTCATATTGGTATACCTGGTCTTCCTCGTAACCATTTTTTTGTACCTGAATTTGGAGTAACTGATGGTTCTGATTATAATATTGGAAGTGAATTATATTTATTAACACATACAAGAGTTCCTATTGATTTTAATGAATGGTTTTTTGTTGTTGCGAATTATAATCCGGGAATAGATGATACTACCAGTATAAGTCAAGAACTTTTAGAAAATCCAGATTATTGGAGAGGCAATATAATGAAAGATAGTTTAGAATATACACATTATTCTCAATATGGTGCTAGATGTAAAGTAGAAATAATTTCAAAAACAGATTTACTGCGAGCTCGCGGTTATAAGGTATAAAAAAATGATAAATTTAAAACAACCATTCATTTTGAATCTATTATCAAAAGGAGTTATTTGTGGCTGAAATTTTAATGGGACATATTGGTCAGAGAGTTGATGGTAAGCATGCTAGAATGGATGATTGTGATGGTGGTCCTCTAAGTCAACAGGATATTTATACCAATGATATTCATCCTCAATACTATACTACCCCTCAAGAAGTTTGTCGTCAATATTATGGTGGTAATAAAGATGATTATAGGGTTGAAGATTGTACTAATAATCAACCTTTTGAAAATTATTTCATTCGTAAATGTTATACAGAAGAATTTGTAGATATATGTGAAGAATATGAATGTGGTATTGTTGAATTTTTTGACCCCCAATATTTCGACGGGTTAGATGTACTTGCAGGTAACACTTTTGTAAAGACTTGGTTTCATAATACTGATGATGGGACACAAGATGCAGATGCTCCTTACCGAGATGATTTTGCTGCAAGAGACTATTATCCAAGTTACCCCGCTATTCAGTCAGTTATTCACCCATCACTGGGGTTTTGGATTGGTTCACTACTTAGAGTTAAAGCTGGTGCTAATTATATTTTTGGTATTCCAGATGAT